AGCAGAAGGGTACACTAACTGGGAAGGTATTACACAAAAGATGTTAGCTCCTGTTTCTCATCTTGATGATTGTAACCTGAATCATTATGCATTGCAGTTATCACTATACATGTTTATTATTCTAAAGCACAACCCACGTTTAAAGTTTGGGAGTCTTATTATTCATCACATCATGTTTGATGAGGTAGATAAAGACAAGTTTGGAAATCCTATAACAGCTCTAGATACAAACGGTGATCCTGTAGTAAAAGATATTGTACAGTATGATCTTCCTTATATGAAGCAAGAAGTTATTTCATGCTTGCATTGGTTGGAAGATAACAGACACAAACTAAAACCAAAGTATTAGTGAAAGTAATCTTTGATCATATCAATGGTTTTGGTAAAGTATCTGACCAGGATTTTATTTACTCTCAGCCACATGGTGTTTTAGAAGAAGGAGAAAGTCCTTCTGAAGCATTATCTAATGGCTGGATACCCTGGGAAGATGCATGGTATAATCTCAGATCTGTAAGAATAAATCTTAGTGACTATAAGCCACACGAGACTACAAGAAAGAAAGCAAGGCTTGTGGATTTTATGTACCAAAAGTTTGAGGACAAACCTGTTTATCGTGAGCTGTACGAAAATTATTTAGTTCATCATGGTTTTCTAAGAACAATTACCTGGGAGCAACTCTTTACAGGTTACATGATTGAGTACAGTGTAATGGGTAAAGTCATTGGATACTCATGTATAGAACAATATGAGGATGCTTTAGTAGCAACACAGTTCGTATGGGATTATGCAGAGCCCAGTCTTTCTCTGGGTAAAGTAGCACAGCTTTATGAGTGCGAGACTGCAAAAGCTTTAGGATGCAAACATGTATACATCCTTGGCGGATACGAACAGTGTTGTTTGTATAAGTCAGACTTCTATGGGTTTGAGTGGTGGACTGGTACAGAGTGGAGCACTGATAAAGAATTATATAAAAAGCTCTGCCTAAGGGATGAAACTGCAAAAGTAGAATACGAAGAACATGATTTATGAACCAGCCAATAGGCTAGATGTAACTACTCCAAAAGGAGACGGCATTATATGGTTGGTGACCGACTATGGTCATGAGACTGACACTATTTATACAGTGATCATAAACGAGACCGGTGAGTTTTGGCAGTTTACACACAAGGATATCAGGGCAAAAAAGAACATAACATTTGGAAGAACATGATAAGATTATTTGACATACAAAATGGTAAAGTAGTTCCCAGTGAACACTGCTATACCCTAAAGTTTTTAAAGGACATAATGGATGAATATGGTGATGAAGCTCCTCGTATATACACCTACTTGTTTTACATGACCTGTCCCAACCCAGACTTAAACCCATTTTTTGATGTACCAGAACAAGATAAAGAAGAACTTATTCTGGCAGAAGTTGACGCTGACTTTTCTGCTGATGATGACCTTGTTGTCAACGGTCTTAAGCTATGCCGTAAGCTTTACGAAACTCCAACGTACCGGGCTTACATGGGTATTAAAGCAATGCTTGACCGGCTTGCAAAGTATATGGAAACCACGGACATCGAACATGGCCGCGATGGAAACATTACAGCTTTGGTCAACGCTGCTGCCAAGTTTGAGGCTATACGTCAGTCGTTTAAGGGTACACTCCGTGACCTTGAAGAAGAACAACAAAGTCAGGTAAGAGGAGGACAAAATCTAGCTTATGATCAATAAAGTGTAAAGTAAAAAGCTCTAAAAGTGTAAAATGTAAGGTGACGAAACCGGCAGACGTGCCCTCTTGTCTCGGGGGTGTGGAAGATCTGATAAAGACAGAATACAATCGGGGTGTCCTCGGTGGAGGTTGACCATCAATCCTGTTCTGTTCCTAAAGACCACGTAGAGGTTCGACTCCTCTCCTTACAGCTTGATAACATATTGTGGGGTGGTGTAATGGTAGCACACTGGGCTCATAACCCAGAAATCTTAGTTCGACTCTAAGCCCCGCAACTATAAACTTATATTCTATGGAAGAAAGTATACTTTATGATTACGTGTTTCATTTTAACACGTTTACCAAAACTTGGGCAGCTATTCCTCGTGACCAGTACAACGCATACTGGAGTAATCAAAATGTTCCCGGTGTATTACGCAGTAAGTCAATTGATACACTCTTAGAGTTATTGCAAAAGACAGGTGGTGATGTAAAGAAGATTGCAAAACTATTTCGTGAAAAGTAACCACTATATAGAAATACCAACCTTTGATAAAGATCACTGGACAGTAACTACTTTTTATTCAAGAGAAGAGTTCAGGGACTTTGTATTATCCTGTTTTAAAGAACCGGGAAGATATGAGTTTGATGAAACCAGTCGGATCTTTAACGCTGAAGCTAAAAAGTTTCAGAAAGACGGATATTACTGTGCTGCTCCTGTAAAGACTAAAGACTTTATTAACTACTGGGATGACCAGAAAATGAAGTGTAAGTCAGGCATTATTGTCAAAAACGGACTTAATGTATGGTATATCAGTCGGGACTACTACATGTGGCTAAACTTTCTTCCTATCTATGACAAAGAAGAAAAACGGTTTGACTTTGCTAAAGTAAGAGATGCCCAGTATCACATGGCTCTTTACGAGCAATTAGCTGAACTACACTACAGACATTCTGCTATCTTAAAGAAACGTCAGATAGCCTCATCATATTTTCATGCAGCTAAGCTGATTAACATGTATTGGTTTGAAGATGGTGCGGTATTAAAGATAGGTGCCAGTCTTAAAGACTATATTTCAGAGAAAGGTACCTGGCGTATGCTTACTGAGTACAGAACTTTTTTAAACGAACATACTGCCTGGTACAGACCTAGTGATCCTGATAAAGTATTTTCCTGGCAGCAGCGTATTAAGGTACGTATTAGCGGTCGTGATACCCATAAAGGAAACAAGAGTATCATTACTGGTACTTCATTTGAGAAAGATCCTACTAATGGTGTCGGTGGTCCCTGTACTTATTTCTTTCACGAGGAAGCTGGTATTGCTCCTAAGATGCACCTGACTTATGAGTACATGCGACCTGCTATGCAGAGTGGTATGATAACTACCGGTATGTTTATAGCAGCAGGATCTGTTGGTGACCTTGATCAGTGTGAACCTTTGAAGTTAATGATATTGCAACCGGAAGCTAATGATATTTATGCTGTACCCTCTAATCTCATAGATAAGAACGGCACTATCGGCACGACTGGTCTTTTTATACCAGAACAATGGAGCATGCCTCCATATATAGATGAGTTTGGTAACTCTAAAGTAGAAGAAGCTTTAGAAGCCATTGTAGAAGAACGTATTCGTTGGAAGCGTGACCTTACACCAGAACAGTACCAGCTTCGTATATCACAGAAGCCAACAAATATAGAAGAAGCTTTTGCTACCAGAAAAGAATCTATTTTTCCTCCGCATCTTGTGTCTAAACAAATGCAGCGTATTCAGGATAAAGAATACCCAGTAGAATATTTAGAACTATCCAGAAACGCAGAGGGAAAGATTATAGATAAACAATCTAGGAAGATTCCTATCATGGAATTTCCTATCTCTAAGAAGACTGAAGATAAAGAGGGGGTACTTTGTGTGTACGAAAGACCACAAAAGGATCCTGCTTTTGGAATGTATTATGCTTCTGTGGATCCAGTAGGAGAGGGTAAGACCACAACTTCTGAATCTCTTTGTGCCATATACGTGTACAAGAATCCTGTAGAAGTAATTAAAGACGAGGGTAACGGAAAGGTAACCAATACCATAGAACGTGATAGAATTGTAGCCAGCTGGTGCGGTAGGTTTGATGACCTAAACAAAACCCATGAACGCCTAGAGCTTATCATAGAGTGGTACAACGCCTGGACCGTGGTGGAAAACAACGTGGCCCTGTTTATTCAGTACATGATCAGCCGCAAGAAGCAACGATACCTTGTACCAAAAGACATGATCCTGTTTTTAAAAGACCTGGGTGCCAACCGGAACGTGTTCCAAGAATACGGATGGAAGAACGTAGGGACCATCTTTAAGGGCAACCTGCTCTCTTACGGGATAGAGTTCCTCAAAGAAGAGCTGGATCATGAAACCAAGGCAGATGGAGAGATTGTAAAGACCATCTACGGGGTAGAAAGAATTCCGGATGTCATGCTTTTAAAAGAGATGCAAGCTTACCAAGAGGGGGTCAACGTGGACCGTTTGGTATCTTTTTGTGCCTTAGTGGCCTTTGCAAAAGTACAGCAAGCTAATAGAGGTTTAGCTAAACGTGTAGAAGTTACGGATCAAAAGTTGGATAACTCCCAGAAATTTAGTAAATTAAATTGGGGACCTTTTAGACATATGGGTTCTTCCAGAGGGAGTTCTGCAGGTATGAGACCACCCAGATCACCCTTTAAAAACCTAAAATAATGGAAAACACCCCACTACATGCACAGAAAGTAACTATTCTTTCCCGTCTGATAAAGGAAAGCTCACTCAGTTTAGAGGAGGCTTTAGTTCTTTTAAAGGAGGAGGAAGAGGAGGAAGTTACTCCGTCCACATTTAATCCTGGTACTACAACACCTTGGACTGTTCCAATTCAACCTTATGGAACAGGTATTAGCAGTGGAACAATTACCTGGACTGGTGGAACTGGAACTACTACTGTAGTACCGGCTAATTCCTTTTTTACTACAAATACCGAGGTTGAACCCGACCTAAATAATTAATTATCATGCAGATATATAACGCTCTAGACCTAAAGGCTGGTAAAAAGGCCGACTATAACAAGATGGGTACTCTAACCCAACCTATTCAGTTTCTTTCTGAGAAGGAAAAGGATGAGGAATGGAGAGCCTGGAACCTTGACTGGTTAGAGTGGCAGGGTATGAAGCAGGTTAGGCGTAATGCTCGTAGGCTGATGAAGAACTACAAGCTTGCCAAAGGCATTATAGATAAGGCAGACTACATTGTAGAAGAAGACAACGAGATGGCGGATCTGATAGATACTCTTACTAAAGAAGATCAGTCTGCTTTAGAGCTTAAGTTCTATCCTATTATTCCTAACGTAATTAACGTACTCGCAAACGAGTTTTCTAAGCGTAGCTCTCGTATTATGTTCAAGGCCGTAGATGATATTTCCTACAACGAAATGATGGAGGAAAAAAGATCTATGGTAGAAAATGTACTGCTTCAGGATGCTGAACGCAGGGTCATGATGCAGATGATGAACATGGGTATAGAGCTAGACTCTGAAGAAATGCAAAAAGCCATTGCTCCTGAAAATTTGCAGAAGCTTCCGGAAATAGAAGGCTTCTTCCGTAAAGACTACCGTTCTATGATTGAAGAGTGGGCTACCCACCAGATGAGTGTAGATGAGGAAAGGTTTAAGATGCAAGAACTAGAAGAGCGTGCTTTTCGTGATATGCTAATTACAGACCGAGAGTTCTGGCATTTTCGTATGATGGAAGATGATTATGAGGTAGAGCTTTGGAATCCGCTGCTTACTTTCTATCATAAATCACCAGATGTCCGTTATATCAGCCAGGGTAACTGGGTGGGTAAAATGGATCTGATGAGTGTATCAGATGTGATTGACAAGTACGGATGGATGATGACGCAGGATCAGTTAGAAGCTTTGGAAGCTATCTACCCTGTACGTTCAGCCGGCTATCCTATTGAAGGATACCAGAACGATGGTACATATTACGATCCTACTCGTTCTCACGAGTGGAATACTCAAATGCCATCTTTGGCCTACCGCCAGTTTACTTCTGTGTATGACTCACAATTTGGTACGGGAGATATTGTTGAATGGATCATGTCTGACTCAGAAGATACTATTGACTTTGGTAAAAGTCATATGCTCAGGGTTTCTTCAATCTACTGGAAGAGTCAGAGAAAAGTAGGACATCTTACCAAGATTACTGAAGAAGGTGAGATTATACAAGACATTGTAGACGAAACCTATAAGATAACAGACAAACCTGAGTACAACACTGTTATATACAAACAAAAGTCCAAGGATAACTTAATCTTTGGTGAACATATTGACTGGATCTGGATCAACGAGACCTGGGGTGGTATCAAGATTGGACCTAACCGTCCTGCTTTCTGGGGTCAAAATAACCCTGGTGGTATCAATCCTATCTATTTAGGTTTGAATGGGGGTAAGCCTGGTCGGATTCCATTCCAGTTTAAAGGAGATTCTACTCTTTATGGTTGCAAACTTCCTGTGGAAGGTTCTGTATTTGGTGATCGTAACACCCGCAGTATTTCACTGGTTGATCTCATGAAGCCATACCAGATAGGTTATAACATTGTAAATAACCAAATAGCTGACATCCTTGTAGATGAGCTAGGTACGGTTATTCTATTGGACCAGAACTCTTTACCTCGTCACTCTTTGGGAGAAGACTGGGGTAAAAATAATCTGGCCAAAGCCTATGTGGCCATGAAGAACTTCCAGATGCTACCGCTGGATACAACTATTACAAATACAGAGAATGCTCTGAATTTCCAGCACTACCAGGTGCTAAATCTTGAGCAGACCAACCGTTTGCTTTCTCGTATTAATCTTGCCCAGTATTTTAAGAACCAGGCCTTTGAGGTTATTGGTCTTAACCCACAACGCATGGGTCAGCAGATTGCTCAGCAGCAAACTGCTACTGGTATAGAACAGGCTATGAGTGCCAGCTATGCACAGACTGAGCAGTATTTTATTCAGCACTCTGATAACCTGATGCCAAGAGTTCACCAAATGAGAACTGACTTGGCTCAATACTACCATTCTAAGAAACCTAGTGTAAGACTTACCTATATCACTTCTAAAGATGAAAAAGTAAACTTTGAGATGAATGGTACAGATCTTCTATTAAGAGATCTGAATATCTTCTGTACTACAAAGACCAACTCTCGTGCCATTATGGAGCAGCTTAAACAGCTGGCTATTAACAACAACACAACTGGTGCATCTATCTATGACCTGGGTAATGTAATTAAGTCTGAGTCTATAGCTGAACTTACCGGTGTTCTTAAGTCTGCTGAAGAAAAATCTATGGCACAGAAGCAGTCTGAGATGCAACAGCAACAGCAAATGCAGCAGGAAATGCTGGCGGCCCAAGAAAAACAAAGGGCTATGGAACTGCAGGCACAATCTGATAGAGATGATAAGATGATCCAAAAAGATATTACGGTAGCTGAGATACGTGCTGCTGGCTATGGAGCTATGCAGGATATCAATCAGAACCAGCAGTCAGATTTTCAAGATGCTCTTGAAGGAATACGTAATGAACAACGTTATCAAGATCAGATGAACCTAAAGCGTGAGCAGACACTTACTCAGAAAGAACAAGGCAGTGCTAAGCTTCAGATTGAGCGTGAAAGGCTTCAGGCTCAGAAAGATATAGCTGATAAACAACTCCAGATTGCCAGGGAAAACAAAAATAAGTACGACAAACCTGGTAAAAAGTCAAACTAAACTTTGGGTTAGTAGAGAACTATAGCTCTATTATCCATACTTCAGGTACCCTTCAGCTCTACAAAGTAAATTTTTAGGGTTTAAAGTCGTATATTTTTATTGTAGAAGTACACCATAAAAAACCAATATAACCTATGGAAAATCAGAACAATGTACAGACTTCTGTACAGCAAGTAGATCTTGACATAGACAGCTGGCTTGGAGCCCCCGGTGCAGATAGTATCGTAACCCCAACAGCTGCTGATACCAAGAAAGCAGAAACAAAACCTAACATCTTTTCTGCAAAAGCTGTAGATCTCAGCTTCATTGATAAAGACGATGAAGAAGAAAACAAAGATGAGCCTGCAGGAGAAGATAAAAAGGACACAGAACCCCTAGTTTCCCGTGAAACATCTGGTAACGTATTTGACGAGCTAGGTAAAGAGGAAACAGAAGATGAGGAAAAGAAGACCAAAGGTGGTCGTCCTCGTACAGAAAAGTCTGGTCTAGTAGAGTTTCTAAAAAAACGCATAGAGTCAAAGGAAATGTTTGCCTTTGATGACTTTGACGAAAGTAAACAATCTCTTGATGACTACCTTGGTGGTCTTGGAGAGAAAGATATAGAGGAGCTCTGGCAAGCTAACGTTGATAACCTCAAGCAAGAAGTAGCAGCCAAGACTCCAAAAGAGTTCTTTGAGTCATTACCTGATGAGTTGCAATATGCAGCTAAGTATGTAATGGATGGTGGACAAGACCTTAAAGGTTTGTTCCAAGCTCTGGCTCAGGTTGAGCAGGTTCGTTCTTTGAACCCTGCTGACGAAGGAGACCAAGAAGGTATTGTAAGATCTTACCTCAGTGCTACCGGTTTTGGTACAGAAGAGGAGATTGAAGAAGAAGTAAATACCTGGAAAGACCTTGGAGTGCTAGAAAAGAAAGCTAAGCAGTTCAAACCAAAGTTGGATCAGATGCAGGAAGAAATCGTGCAATCTCAGCTGGTAGAACAGGAAGCTAGAAAGCAGCAGCAGGAACAAGCTGCACAGGCTTATATGCAGAATGTGTTTGAAGCCCTTCGTCCGGCAGAGATCAACGGTCTAAAACTTGACAAGAAAACCCAAGCACAACTTTATAGTGGTCTTGTACAACCTCAGTATCCATCCATCAGTGGTCGTCCAACCAACTTACTCGGTCATCTTTTAGAGAAGTACCAGTTTGTTGAACCTGACTACCCACTTATTGCAGAAGCTCTTTGGTTACTTTCTAACCCTGATGAATATCGTCAGAACCTAGTAAAGCAAGGAAAGAACCAAGCAGTAGAACAAACCGTACGCCAACTCAAGACTGAGCAGAGCCGTAAACAAAGTTCTACTTACCAGGATGAAGATGATCAAAGACCTAGAAAAATAGCTAGACCTCAGAATATTTTTAAACGCTAATATTTTATTAACCCCCTAAATCCGATGCCCTATGGCAACTCCAGTTTTGAACAATGGTATATTTCTACGAGATACCAGCTATCAAACTAGCTCACACGTAGATTCTTACCACCTTTCAAACCTCCTAAAGAGTGCGGAACCAACTGATCTTGGTCCCGTAGATCTATGGGCTATGGCTCAAAAGGTAGAAATGCCTTTGTACCAGATGTCCAGCTTTGGAGGAAAGAACGTTATCTCTGTAGATAACGCACGTGGTGAGTACAAATGGCAGATCCCTGTAGCTCAGGATCTACCCTATATCACAGAAGATATAGAATCCGCTAATGCCACTAAAGGTATTGACGGACAGAGCTTCAAGATCAAAGTAAACAAGCGTTCTTTTGGTCATGGTGATATCATCACTTATGACAAGTACAACGGTGTTGAAATGTACATCACTGCAGACGATATTATCCCTGCTGGTGACGGTTTCATCTACACAGTACAGCTTGTAAACAATGACAATGCTAAGTTTTTAGACAACAAGTATTTAAAAGTTGGAACCAAAGTATTCCGTAAGGGTTCTGCCCGTGGTGAATATGGTGAGCGTTTCTCAGATTTGGGTAACGTATCAGCTGGTTTCCGCGAATTCTACAACTATGTAGGTGGTGCAGAAGCTCACGTACACTACAGCATCAGCTCTCGTGCAGACTTGATGATGAAAGGTGGTATGAAAGCTGACGGTACTGTACCTGTAGTTGAGCTTTGGAGAAACTTTGACAGTGAGGCTCTTAAAGATCCTTCTGTTACTTCTCTTGAAAGCATGGCTTCTAAAATGGGTAAAGATTATGTAAAGAAAGCTTACCAGTCTGGTCAGTTGACTCGTACATTCTTGACTACTCTTGAAGCTGCTCATTTGACTAAGATTGCTAACGACATGGAAACTTACCTCATGTGGGGACAAGGTGGACGTGTTAAGCAAGACGGTCCAGATGATATCCGTTTGTCAGTAGGTCTTTGGAAGCAGTTGGATAACTCTTACAAGCGTATCTACAACAAAGGTTCTTTCAATCTTGACTTGTTTAAGTCTGAAATCTTCAACTTCTTCAATGGTAAGGTTGAGTTCCAAGGTCCAGATCCTAAGCGTCAGCTTGTTGTACAAACTGGTCTTGGTGGTATGAAATTGGTTAACGAAGCAATTAAGAAGGAAGCTATCAACAGCGGTCTTGTTATCAATGCTTCTGAAATCGGTGCTATCACTGGTAAAGG